TTATGCCCTCTCTATCTGGAAAATGAGATACGCCGCGGCCGCAGGCTCAGTCCCTGCAGAGTAGTCGGTATCGCCTACTGCCGATACCGTTGCGGTCCCACCTGAAATAGTGATCTTCCTCCGGCTCGTTCCCCACTGATCGCCGTTCATGATCTGAAAATAAGTAAGCTTACACCCCGGTGGAAGCACTACGGAGTAAGAGCCTGTTTTTTCATTCTGGGCCAACTGTAGGTAGCCGCTGACACTGACAGGCTTAATTCCATAGTTGTTCACCCTGCCTGAGGCGTCCCAGGTTTCAACACCGTAATGAGCCATCGCTGTTCATCCTAAAAAAGGGCCCCACCTCAGGCCCAATGTTTACCATGTTCCCGTGATTCTCCCGATCTGCACCCTCAACACATTGTTGGCGTCACGCACACTGATTGTCTGGTTTGTCTGTTTCATGGCTCCCTCTCCAGCTGTCGAACCGTAGTTCTCAAATGTTCCTGATTTATCCAGCCTCCACCCGACAGACCCTGCAACATAATTGTTGGACTGGATAAAGTTACCGATTTTGGCATTGGTGATCGTGCCATCCTGAATAAACGCTGAGCTGATAAATACCTGACCGTTGTAAACGAAGAACGCAGCCTGGTAATTTCCCGGGTCACTTCCTGAGTAAATACCAAACTGATCTGCAGCAAAGACCACTGTAGATTTATAGGTGCCGCCGGATGGCTCTATCGACATCCCGAAACCAGTGTTGTACTTCACCCCACTTCTGACTATCCCGAGGTTCAGCGTATAGGACGCCTTTCCTGTTCCATCACTGTTTACTTCTGCCGTCAATTTCTGGTTAACAGCTGCGGTCAAATCCCCTACCTGAGCCTGTACGTAGGTAGACAGGTCTGCAAGGCCTTTATCCACTTCTGCGACCGTTGTTTTAACAACCAGGATATCAGCGCGCACCTCCCCATACTGCTGGTACTGATGTTCAACCGTACCGTGATTAGCCAGTGCGTTCGACATGACGCCTTCCAGGTTAATGTCGACACCTTCCTGAACATTTTTGAACGCATCTGACTCGCGAATCTGCTCATCAATGAGATCTATCATACCTGGAATATCGGATGACGCCTGACCTGACGCCTCAACAAACTCAGACACACCAAAAGCATTCCTGGTGCGCACATAAACGTAATATGTCTTATCTGCCTGCAGGCCGTGGAGTGTCCACTGGTTTGAGCGCCCCAAAAACTGCGCCAGGTCTTCGATATTAGCCGGATCGGTTATCTTGTTTTGCCCTGAGTACCAGAATTCGAAAGAAGTATCTGTGGTGGCGGTGATACGCATGACTGGCACCAGGTCTGCGGAGAACAGCCCTGGCGTCCAGATAACGCTTGAAGGCACTGGTGGAGCGCCAATAACCATACTTATCTGAGTCTCTGCACCTTTCATCCCGTTTTCATTGCGGCCACGAACACCCAGCGTATAGCTACCGGCAGCCAGCCCATAAAACTCATACCGGAACTGGTCGGTTTCGTACTGAGAAACCACTTTCCCATCAGCCGAATAGACATACAATTCGAAAACTAGCTTTTTGGTCGTCGTGGCTGTTTCCCAGGTTGCCGTGACCTGTACTGTTTCCGAATTGGTGTTAATAATCCGCAGGTTTTCAACGTTCGGAACGCGGTAGCCATTAAGCGTGTCGTTAGGAATTTCGTACACTGCGCCTTCATCCACAATGGCCTGTTTATTCGGATCATGCTGTGATGCAGTAATACTGTATACGGAATTGCTTTCTGTCTCTGCGACGCTGAGGATACGAAATAACCGAGTTGAGACGTTGCTGGTAGAGATAGCAAACACTGTTCCATCACGCACCCATGATGGAGTCGTCTTCAGGGTTACCACGTTGTTAGCAACGCCATCAATGACGTACTTCACGAATTTACCGTTGCTCCCCATGATAGACATGGTATCGCCGCCAGCTATAAGCGATGATTCGACAGCATCAACGGTAATTTTATTGCCTGAATGTGACATAATTCTGCCGCCGAGCCGCGCGCCAGCATAGTTGTTGTCCATGATTTCAACTATGTCACCGGGCGTGAAATGAATGGCATCTCGGGCCATCTGGAATGTTAATCGACTGCTCTCACGCTTTGCAGTTTCCAGTAGCCACTTCCCTGCTCGCCATGCCTGCCCGCGAGAGGTACACCCGAAGGCCTCAAGGGTAGTCTCGTTGTAATTTCCACGTGCAATCATGTCGTCATCGGATACGTACTCTTTTACCTGCTCCCAACCGTTATCCGGGTCGGTCCATGACACCACCACTGCATTGTATTTCTCAGAGCGCTTCACAGAGCTTCGCTTGAAGTTGCCATCAACCACGTTAGCATTCGTGATTGTCGCAATCGGATCTTGTGGCGCATCCAGCATGACAGACAGGCGCACACCGTCCCACAATGCAATTCCACGGAACATGCTCGCTATCTTGTCGAGAATGTCTCTCGCACTAGCCTGCTCTGTGATGTAGGCGTTTAGCGTCATGCGTGGTTCTTTTCCGCCGTACCCATCGTCAACAAGCTGATCGCAATACTGAGACAGCACATACAGTGCACCGTCATCCACATCTATGTAGCCGGCACGTTTAGCCAGCCCGAAACGAGAATTCTTTGCCAGCTCTCTGAACAACCAGGCTGGGTTATTGGTCCATGCCTGCTTGAATCCACCTGTCCACAGCCCTGAGTAAGTGCGGGCTATAGGGTCATAATTGTCTGGTACGGGTACAATCAGCCCGCGAAGATGGTAAGTGCGGCTTGGGGTATCTGTGTACTGGTCGCGATCGATTACTGCTCCAGCGATGGCTGAAAATGGATAGCTAAGGTTGTCGTCAGTGATTTCACTGTAGCTATTCCAGATGGTGCCGTTGGACAGTAAATCGCTGCTGCTGTCAGGTGTAATGCGGCGAACACGAATATCAAACGGCTTAATATCCGGAGCATCAATCAGATGGGCCTCAAGGTATTCGCCTGATATCTTCCCGGTGATAGTCACGGTCTTTTCAATAACCCAGCCTGAAGCACCGGTTCTGCTCTCCAGCACCAGAGTGGCGGACGTGTTTTTCTGATTGCCTTTGGTGTCCTGCTCGACCAGTCCGGTCACACCAACGTTAAACCGCACCCGGGTAACGTCCTGATCGGTTATGGTGCGAACCAGCGGAGTATCATAGGTTACTTCGGTGTTTACGATGGTGGTCGCTTCAATAGCAGAGAAGCCATTAATGGGGGATTGCGTTTCAGAGCCTGGGCGCCAGGCGACGCTGACACCATTTACGCTGACAATGCCTGTCGCATCAGTTACGGGAGTCTTATTGAGCTTGAATGATGACAGGTGTTCCTGATCAACGGGACCATAGATAGGCCCTTCGCTGATGAGATCCAGTACCCGGTAAAATTGCTTTGACTTGAGGTTATCGTCGAGGAGTTTGGGGGTTGATGCTTTGCCGCCACCTGAAGACATAATGCCACCTTAGCTAATAGATTCCGTCCAGTCCTGGTTGTTGCTTGTGTCGATACCGAGTGAAATTACGTTCGAACCGACCTCCATTTCTCCCAGTAGGAGTGGCACCGCGCGCCCCTGCCCCACCCGGTTCTCAGCACTGGTAAATGAGTTATTTGTGAGCGTATTGGTCTCTGCGGCTTCTGCGGAGGTTTTGGTCTTCATGTTGCGTGACATGTAAACCGAATAAGCTATAGACGCTACGCTAACGGCAACCGCAATCCATGCGGCCGCAGCGGCGGTGATCGCCCCCTCCACTACCGGCACGAACAGGACCACTGAGCCATCTTTAAGGTGGCGGTCCATATGCCATTGCATCGCAGATGCCTCAATATCCTCGCCCGCTACCCGCACACGCAGCTTTGTATTGAGAAAGGCTTTTTTGAATTCGAAATCCTGCGCCAATAGGAGGCGTAATCCCTGCGCGGGAGTATCAACGTTCAGGGATATCTGGCGGTAAAATCGGCGTAGACTGCCTGCAAATTTAAAGATGAGCACTGTTCGTGTCTCCAGATTGAGTGCGTCTGCTTGATGTATGCCGGGCGCATTTGTTCTCGTCTGCTGAGGTGTCCGGCATGGTCATGGTGAAGCACCAGGTTGTCATGAAGGAGAATCATTGAGTGGCATGGGTCGGCGCCGGGGAATGGCTGCCTGATAATGACGTCGCCTGGTTGTGCATCCTGCATGGACACCTGATAGAAGCCATTGACCGCCATATTGGCGATATATAGATTCTCTCCTCTCAGCCACCATCCATTAGTCCTCACGAAGTCCGGCAGATCGATGCCGCAAAGGTGGTATGCGTCCCGGAAAAGCGTGTAACAGTCCATAATGCCATGCTCGAACTTGCGCCCCAGCAGATGCGGAACAGGCCTGAATTTCCTCAGTTGCCCGCCAGATGCGAGCCACCATGGCAGCCCCGTCATCAGCTGCATCTGCCGATCGGCACCAGAAAGCGCTAGCTGGCTTTGCGGGTGCGAATGGAAGACCGCTGTAATTTCCCCTTCTTCCTCCGCTGCAAGCCAGTCATCGTCACGTATGCGGAAGTGATGCCAGGGCTCCGGATGCACATTCCGACAGCGAAACACTTGCACGTCATTCAGGATTAGCGCACACACTTCATCCTGCGACGATGCCGCATAATCGAGTAATTCCTGCATCAGGAGACCTTTTGAGAGCCAGGGAAACTGCTTATAGGCATTGGTTCAGGGCGGGGATAGCGGAACCGGCAACCGGTACGACGGTGAGAGCACTTGTCTTTCGCAGGGTCAGTGGTTGGGTTGTCGCGTTCATCTGCAACAGGCGGTCCGTCATAGCCGCACCCGACGCCGCGATACTGCCACTGGCACACATCGGCGAGAATGGTACGAGCAGGAATAATGGCGTTATCGCAGTCAATCGGTGTCGCCAGCGTGTAGGTCACCTGCTCGAACGTCTCTTCCGTCATCTCTTCAACGACGTAGCGGGAAACCGCTTCCTGTGTCGGATCTGCGTCTGGGTTCCCGTTCGGGAAATTCACCGCATCCAGGTATTTCACAGGAACCTGTCGCCGGGTGATAACAACTCCCAACATGTCATCAAAGTCATGGTTAATGCCTGTCAATAATCCGGTAACGTTCGCCACTGACATTGACGGGCGGGCATACGTGCCTTCGTTCTTTGACTCGAATCCCTCCACCGCTATCGGATATGCCTGGTACTGGTTACCTTTCCAGATAACGTTGCCGTAGTAGCCGTTCGTTCCAGAATGGAAGCGGATAAGGTCGCCGCCGTATGGCTGCAGGTCTGCTTCAAAAAGGTCGATGAAAGCCCCGACTCCCGCATCGACGCTATCAATAATCATGCTGGCTGGCATGTCGCGCATGGCAAACTCCCATAAGAAAACCGCTCGACGGCGGCCACTGATCATTTGTCAGGATGTGAAACAAAACAAAGAGGGTTTAGGCTGAAGCTTCAACACTAAAGGAGGTTTTATGTCTGGACTGATAAATCCAAAAGAATCACCGGAAGAGTCAGCGTATGCCTTATTGATTGAAATGGTTAGAGCCCAAAGAGTACCTGTTTACTCCAGCGGGAATATATCTAATCTTCTGGATATGTATGACCAGGCTGTGAAGCATTTCAAAAGTAAGGATGATAAAGAAAGCAGTTAACTCCCCTCGCAAAGGCTGATAAAACTATCACGGACGGATTCGGCAACAGCTTTGGCCTTTTCCGTTCGTTTATCATCTTCCCACGTCGATATCCCATCAAGTTCGCGAGAAAGCGTCTTTGCCGCTGCTTCAATTACATGATCAGGTAGTTCGGTAAATTTCATAATAATCCCCTTATCGTGGCACTTGTTCAAATGTAGCCGTTAGTTCGTATAGCGGCCCGGTCTTTGTCATGCTCCATGAGCGGCAAACAAACAGTTTTTGCACTCCAGTATCAGATGGCGTCCAGTAGAAAGACTGCACCGCCATACGTGCCTTGAGGAAAGCATCGGCAGCTTTCGCAGCATTAGGCCTTGAGCATTTCGCATCATCCACGCCTGTGAATGTCAGCGAGTATTTATCCATCAGAGGGTTAATGCCCTTCGTCTGGCGCTGCTCGTAGCCATCGCCTAGCTTGACGACTGCTACGTTAGGCGTTCGTTCGACGCTGTAGCCCTTCTGTGGGGGCCAGGTGAATGTTTCTGGCATGGTTGCTCCCAATAAAAAACCCGCCAGAGCGGGTCTACGTGCATTGCGATAGAGAATCAGAATTCCACAGCAAGCTCTTTAAGTTGCTTTTTAGCTTCTTCGAATACACGACTTTCAATAACTGCAAGAGAAGCATTCTTATCCAGAGGAATATGAACATTAACTGAAATACTTTTCAGATGCGTTTCATAATGAAAAACGACCCTTGCGATAATCCCGGAACCATTGTCATTATCAAATGCTGTAATATCTTCGATATGGTAATCCATCTCATTCTCCTTTTAATTTGCCCATCAGATATATGCGTATTAACGGCTTTTTTCAAGCATCCCATTTGGACGCTGCTCATTTCTGATGGCGCGTAATGCGGCGTTGTACGCCACCTTGTCAAACTGTTTGACCGTTTCCGGGCTGTTGGGACTTCCATCGAAGTGATAGTGATTCTCCTGGTGGATTGTCACATCTCCACCGCCCCCACCACTGCGCATATCCCGGTTGCTAATCACCCTACCGTTGTCACCGGGGATCATGTACTGGCTGCCGTTGTTAGCCTGGTAGATTTCAGGTTTGCCATTCTCGCCAACCCGGTACATGCTGCTGGCACTAACCGGACCGCCGTTATAACGAGCACCCGCGATTGCCATGCCTTTAGCGGATAGCAGTGAGCCAGCATAAGCCGTCTGACCAACAGCAGCAGCGCTCCCCATTGTTGCAATAGAAGCACTCATTGCTGCCGGAGCCCAGGCGGATGCTGCAGCAGTTGCCTGCGCCATGGTGGATGCCAGTGATGCGGCTGCTGCTGCCTGCCCCATCACCTGATTTTTAACCCACTGCATCCCCATTTCAACGAGGCTGCCGATCACGCTGTTGATGATGGTCGAGCCGACGTTAGCCATTGCCTCCTGCAGGCTCTGGGTGCCGTTGATTAAACCAGTGAGGGCATTGGTTGCCCCGCTCTGCAGACCTTCCAGCGAGGTGGCCAGCAGCTCATTGCCAGTGCTCTGATTACGGTAGATTTCCCACTGGGCAGCGATGCGCGCCTGCTCGTATTCAGTATCAGCCGCCGCTCGCAGCGCCAGCGCATTCTGATGGGTTAACACACCTTGTTGCTCGTATTGCTGAATCAGCGCCAGCTTACGCGCGTTCTCGTTCGCCAGTTGCTGCACCGGGTCAACAGTGCCTGCCGCCTCCTGTTGGGGCGTTACCGCCTGCTGAGCGCGGATTTTGGCGAGGTTAGTTTGGTGCGTTGCCGCCAGTCGTTCTGAGGTCTGGTTGTACTGCTCCTGGCTGATTTTCTTCGCAGCCAGCGCCGTATTAAGATCCTCAACATCCTGTTTGTAACTGGCATTCTCAGCCGCTTCAGGGAGAAGCTTCTGGGCTGCAGCTTCAGCTTTGATGGCGTTGGCTGTATCCCATTTTTTTGCCGCATACTGACCGGCTAGCGCTATCTGCTCTTTAGTCGCTCCTTTCCCGAGCGACTGCTGCGCAGTGAGGATGGCCTGCTCGCGACTCAGCTTATTCGTTGAGTCAGCGGCAAGCTCTGATTGCTGTTTCAGGTTCGCCAGCTTCTGGGCAATAGAATCAGCCTGTGACGCGCCCTTCTTCTGCTCTGACTGAAGCGACTTCTGCGCCTGCGTATTTTTGTACGTAGCTGCAGCATCATCTTCCATTTGCTTCGCGTGCGGATCATCCTTCGCAAACCCGGCATCTTCGGCGGCGTATTGCGCCTGCAACCGAGCGCGGGCCTCGCCCTGTAGTTTCGACAGAGCAAGGTTTCGCTCAGACTGCTTGATGAGGTTCTTCTGCCCGGCGGTAAGGTTATCGACCTCTTTTCTCATGCCAGAAACTGCAACCTGTGCCAACCCCGCTTTTTCAACTAAATCAGTGAGAGGTATGAGGAATTTTTGTAATGCTTCTCTGCCTGAATCTGTTGATGAGGTAGTGTTTTGTAGTTCAAGAACTAGCTTTTGAAATGCTTCTGGAGACTTATTATTAGCTACCTCAGATAATTGCTTACTGAGTTCAAATGCTTTCTGTTCCGATATACCGAACTTCTCAGCGAGCGTGGTTACAGTGTTCTGGATCGCGTTAGCGTTAACGGTGAACTTCGCTCCAGCGTTCCTTGCTTGCTCCATGGCTGCCGAGTAAGTGTCAGCTGTTACGCCGACGGTCGAAAGGTTTTTGTTGAATTCATCAATCGACGCAATACCGCCAACGAAAGAGGTTCTCAGCTTGTCTGTAAAGCCAACTATGGAGTTGGAGGCGTCATTGATTGATTTAGGGATCTTCGCTATGGCAGCGTTGTACTCAATCATTGCCTGATTTCTCAGGATTGTTGCTGCCTCGGCGTTTGTTCTTGCAAGGTTCGCGTACTTATCTGACAGGGCGGCCACACCATTCTGAGAGACGGTGATGACCTTATCCATCGCTTCCGCAGCGTCTTTCAGCGCATCCATGGCGTTCTTTCCGCCATTGAGCGAAGTAATCAGCACACCAGCGAGAACCGAGCTCAGCGCAATGATAGAACCGACAATCGCACCGCCCGGACCGAATGCGCCAGCAAGCTGAGAGCCCTGCTGAGCGAAAGCCACCAGCGCAGATTGACCTCCCTGCACCTGAATAATGAAGTCCTGAACCTGGTAACCAGCCTGCTGCATGCTGGACTTCCAGCTGCCAGTGCCTTTTGCGCCATTTTCAACTCCAGTCTTCATGTCATACAGGCGACCGGTAAGCTCACCGATCTTCTGCTTCTCTTCATCGGTCGCTTTCGACCCGGCGCGGAGCTGCGCGGCAAGAACAGCAGCACTGCGCGCACCATTCTCCTGCGCTTCGTCCAGCACAGCCAGCTGGTTACCCAGCGCCTCGATGATTGATTCGGCACGGCTGAATTCACTGCTAGCGCCACCGGTACCGCTGCGGGCCTCTTCCATAGCGCGGGCAATGCCGCTCACGTTGGTGTTCAGCTTCCGCAGTTGGTTATCCATCGAGTTGGCATAACCAGCCAGTTCAGTAAAAGCGGATCCGGTTTGGGAGGCGCTCTCGTCAAGGCTATCCATTCCCTTACCAGATTGTTGCGCCGCAGCACCCAGCTTATCCAGAGCATCAATGGCCTGTTTGCCGCCTTGCAGCAGCGGTTCAATATCAGCGCTAACCGTATAAACAATACTTCCCGCGTCTTTTTCACCTGCCATGATTTTCTCCGGGCAATAAAAAACCTCGCCGTGGCGAGGTTTTATGTGAGTTTGATATCTTAAATATAAGAACTATTTATCAAGTTCATTACTTTAATGGCTGCACCTAGCGTTTTTGTATCTATCGTTCTTACCTCAGGCGCTTGCTTTTGATATATGTTGTAGCGAACTATTACTGTCGAGTTTTTCTTTACTTGTTTAAGGAATAGATCACCATCCTCTTTCTTAAGCATTCCGTTCCCATCAACACTACCAATCGCCTCATTTTTATCCAGCCTTAACTCAACCTTACCGCCTGGTGCTAAATCATTTCCTACATAAATGAAATATGCATCATTAACTTTTCTGATGGTAAGACCATATTGCCGTACGTAGCATGATTTCTCATCATTGAGATTGTCCCGTTTACATGCAACATCCCACCCCTTGTTATCAAAAACCCGCCCCTCACCAATAGTGGCAGTTCCATTACCATGATTTATCTCAGTTGATATGCCATCAACCTCACCGCGCTCGCTAATATAAATTGAGGCATCTGATGAATCAAGCGAGGTATTAACCATACAGTAAACACTTGAGCCAGGGATCAATTGTTCAGGTTTGAGCGCTGATTTTGTTGATTTAAATTTCGTTTGTTTATTTATATCCTCTGGAAACCAAGACTCGTACTTTTCACAGCCCAACTCTTTTGCAGCATTAGAAACATTCACTATTTTTGCCTGGGATGCACTAAGTGATTTGCTAGCTGCAACTGAATAGAATGGCGCAACCAATATAAGCGCTAATAATGCTCCCAAGATGCTGGTCGTTCTCATATCCCTGTCCCCCTTGATATCCCCTTTGATAAATGTGCCTAAAGAGTAGCAGGGATCCGGCAACGACAAAACCAGCTTATGCCAAAGCCTTTTTCCGTCGTGCGGCCTGTTTAGCCAGGTACTCATCGGCGATACTGTCGTACTCTTCACGAGTGAAGCCTTTCTGGTCCGGGTATTTCGCCGCCAGAAGCATCTGGAATTCGGTCATCGTTAACTGAGAGGCTTCAGCGCGGTTCATTTCGAAGTGACTGCGCGCTGCACTGATATAGTCGAAGGCTTTAAATTCGTTCGTTCTGGCACCTGTTTCGTGGCGCTGCAGCTGGCGAACCTTTGCCTTTCCGACAACACCGTGCTGCATGAGATGCTGCGCCAGTACGATTATGTCGTTCTTCGGCATCTGGCCCGGGCGGTAGACAACGCAGTTCCGCCACCCTTTCCACTCGCCAATCATTGGCGACAGATCATCATCGCAGCACGCCTGTAGCACCAGCATGCACGTTGATAACAGCTTCTCAGCGGCGCGGTTGAATGATGGAGAAAGCCATTCAGGAAAGCGTCCCAGCGTGCCAGCGCACACATCAATGAGGTGAGCGACATCATTGCCGTGGATGGTGGCGTACGCCTGCACAATCTCTTCCGGAGTGCCGATCCTCGTCATTGCCTCGAATGAAGGTCGCAGCAGGTAATCTTTCCCACCTTCGCGGCTGTCGCTGATGGAGAGTTCGCCAATATCGGTTAAAGCGGTCATAGGCCTTCCAGTAAACGGTCATTATCAAGGGCAGCACGCCGCCCTTTGGAATGTCCGTTAGGTAACGGTAACCGTATGCACGGCCACAAAGTTGCCGTCTTCGGTGTTGATGATGATCTGCGCGCTGCCGGTGGCGACGCGCGTCACGGTAACGGTGTTGCCGGAGGCGGTAGCCGTTGCCTTGGTCGCATCGGTAGTCGCTACAGTGAAGTCTTTGTTGGTAGCGCCAGTTGGTGCGATATTCACCGTGAAGGTGCTGGTACCTCCAGCAGCGCCAGTGCTGGTTGTCGGGGTTACCGTCACGCCAGTCACTGCTACATCGCTGATCTCATTCACCTCGATGGTGCTGGCATCACCGACTTTGAACTCAGTAGAGAACGTAACGATATCGTTGGTACCACCGTCAGAGCTCAGTGCAGTGATGTTCATGTAGCCGATAAATTCGACGGGGCCATATTCCATTCGCACCCAGATGCCTGTCTGACGCTTGGCCTTCAATTCACCTGAGAAGTACTTGATGAACTTGCCGACACCGTACTGATCCAGCTTATCTTTTTTGCGCACTTCACCTTCAAAACTGAAGGTGAGATCACTGTTGGTGATGATGGTTTCGACATAGCCGCCGCCGTCATCCGCATCAGAGGTAACCGTGTTAGGGTTGAAGTCGAAGCCTTTAGACGTTCCTGCAGCCAGAGACTTCCACTCAGACTCAAGTGGTTTGACATCCGGGCAGCCATCGGCGACTTCCAGCACGACCGCACCGCCGAACAGGCGCTCGTTCGAGTTCTGGCAATTAGCCATGTGAAACTCCTCTTTGACGTATAAAAAAGAAAACCCGCCGGAGCGGGTTATTTGGTTGGGGATGGCTATTCGCCGTAAGTGCAGGCGAACTGGAGTCGGAAGACTATTCGCCCTTCTTCTGTGAGCACCGGCGCGGGGATTGCGCCCATGTTCTGGATGTAGCCGACGCACTCGTCAGCCATGGGGTTGGCCTGGACGTAATCGACGATACGCTGCACGGCGTTGAGCGCGTCTTTGCGCTTATCTTTTGCGCCTACGACGTCGACCAGGACGTTATACTCAGAACCGAGGTCAGTTCGAATATTCGACCCGCCATTTGGCCTGAATACCATGATCGCCTTCGACAGGTCACCTGGGTCGTCGTACATCAACTGTTGCACCGTGAAGCCGGTAGTTAGCCCGGCGTCGCCGAACATGTTGCGCACCCGCTCGTGCATCATGGGTGTCATAGCGAAAGCTCCTTGCGCATCACCGCGTCAACGTTATCGCGCTCATCATTCGCACCTTTGGTCAGGAATTGAGGCTCACCATGGGGATCCCAGTAGTTGCCAGTTCCTGTCCCGCCGCCGAACTCTTTCGGTTTCTGCGGTCCGAACTCAGAGCGGTTACTGGTCACGCCAAAGTGCGCGCGCGGCTGGCCTTTCAGCTTGCCTGACGCCTCATGCACGTATGCGGCATAGTTGGCTGAATAACCAATGCGCCCGGTAATGAACACCCCGCCAGCGTCAATCTCCCGAAACTGGCTGTTAATCAGCGTGGAGGTGTCGATCGGGGTGTAATAGGCTGCCCTGGCACCGATAAGAATCATCGCCGACTGTAGCGCGCGGATTACCTTGCGCCCCTTAACGTCGCTGATGACATCGTTCAGGTGCTTTTTCGCCTGGCTGATGCCTTTCACTTTGATACCCATAGCTAAACTCCCGTCAGGATGGCGTAATCATCCGCCAGGCGCTCGAACGTATCGGCGTAGCGGATAACCTGGCGCACCTCGTCGGCACCGGCGACAACCGGATCGGCTTCCGTCGATACGCCAATCAGCAGGTAATCACCAGCGGCCGCCAGCGCGAACTCCGTCCAGACAGTATTCTTCACGACGATTTCGGCACCCAGATTGGCTAACTTCTTACTGAGCCCGCCCTCGTAATCACAGAGGATATGTTCAGGTTCGGCATAACCCAGCGGGTCGCCGTATTCGTCATTGCCTTCCAGCTTGCGCCAGATTGTCGCCGTCGCGGTGTATGACCAATTGGCTACCGAAGACATCAGTCATCCCTCCATCGCAGCACGGCGGCGCCTGTGGCCCGTATGCGTGCGCAGTTAATGTGCCACTCACCGTCGCTTTTCACGTACGCCGTCGTTTGTTGGCCGGCATCGGTGATCACCCACACCCGGGTAAACGTCCGCGGCAGCCGTTGCTGAACTGAAACCCACGCCATTAGCAGCCCCCGACCACCATAAACAGGCCCACACTGTTGCCGGCGCTGATCGGAAGTTCACTGGTGCAGCCACTGGTATCAAGTTTCGCCAGAGAGTCACGCAGCCAGGTGATGCCATCGTCTCCGTAGTCGAACGAGCGCGACGCTCCCGATGGCGCCCCCTGCGATTTGATGCGGCGGGCGCCGGATGACGTCGCCATGAGCGCAGCGGCATACATCAGAATGAGCTTTGCCGTGCAGTCGTCATATCCCGCGCCATCGAGGCACGGGATAATCTTGTTCACCACGCAGAGAATCTGATCGAGAAGAGTTCCGGGAATGGCGTAACCCAACTCACCGAGGAACGCCTGCACGTCTGCCGCTGTGATTGGGTCAGCCATGGTTATTTCGCCTTCTTCGATTTGCTGGCAGATTCTTCCTGCTGCTCTGCCTGCTCTGCCTGCTCTGCCTGCTCTGCCTGCTCTGCCTGCTCTGCCTGCTCTGCCTGCTCTGCAGGTTTATCGTCAGCACCAGGAGTGGCAACTTCAAGTTCCTGCTCTTCAACTTCGCCAACGACCGAGACGCGGCCAGCGAAAGCAGGTGGCACATCAACCGCAACGAACTCATGACCCAAAGGCAGTTGCTGGAATACGCCGTTAATCGTTCCCCAGCAGCCAGTCTTCTCGACTTTTAACTTTTTCATGCTCTCTCCTGAAGAAAAGGGGCCGAAGCCCCTTAACCCTGTGCGTTGAACACTTTAGAGCGACCGTTGAAATCGCGCTTAATCTGCAGACCGACAGCACTCCAGACCAGAGTGTTGTAGTTGTCGAACGGATTCTGGCGCGGGATCATGAAGGTGCCCACCGGCGCGGCAATACGCGTCTTGATGTACTGCGAATTGCGCACGTACGCGATGAAGTGGTTACCAGTCAGCTTAAAGGTCTGGTTAACAGACTCGATACGGCCGTAGCGCAGGATGTACTCCAGCACGGTGCCTTCTTTGAAGCCGGCAGCGGAGGAATATGGTTTGCTCATGTTGCGCATGATGTCAGGCGACACCCACACCTTCACCTTCTCCTGCACGTAGTTATCGTCCAGGAGCTTAGCGAACGGGCCGGTGAAGAATGCGACCATCTCGTCAGGGGTGGCGGTGGTCAGGTCGATATTCAGACCGGACGCACTCAGATCCACCTGGTTGGTGTTGGCGTGGTTGGTGATGCCTGCGCCGACATACCCCTTCACCTTCACTTTCGCGTCACCAGACAGCATGTAGTCGGCCATATCCTCGCGGATGGCTGCAACGTGCGCTTCCTGGTCATCGGCCATTGCGTCAAGGTTTTCTGACTGCATGCCGTTCCACTCACGCCATTCACGGCTGTAGCCGGTATTGAAGATCGGGATTGGGTCACCAGCTTCGTCGTAGATGACTTTATCCAGTTCTTCCGGAACGTGGCCCGTCAGTGTGCGATGAACCTTGCCCGCGTCACTGGAGACGCGGTAAAGCGCCGCTGTCTTGCCGATAGAGATCGGCGTACCGAGACCGAGCAGATCATCCAGCAGGCCGTTGCCTTCGTCATTACGGAAGACTCGGGTAGTGATGTTATCCACTTCACGCCAGTAGTCTTTGGAGATCAGCGCAGCCTGGTTAACTTCCAGTGCGCCGCCATACTGGGCGGAAATAGTGTTCTGGTTGATGTTGAAGGACTCACGCTGCATCAGCAGCTGATTCCACGCCTGCTTTACCTGGTTATATTCAGTAACCAGCTTTTTGTTGAATACGATCATGCTCATGCGGTTGCTTTCCCTGATTTGCGAACTTTCACGAGCTGAGCTTCTGCGCCAACGGTGATTTTTTCGCGTGAATAAAAGAGGACCTGGTCGGTGGCTGGTGTTGTCGACTTGGCCAGCGTGCCGTCACCGGCAGAAACCAGACCTTCGTTTTCCAGCAACGCTTCGCCTGCTTTGACCAGCATGTGGTAATCCACATCGTCTTCGCACATGATGGCCGCGCCGGTATCACCTGCAGGAACCGAGTCGCGAATGTCACCACCGCCGATGTAGTTGTGCTGAAGAGCCAGGGCAACGCCTGCACCGCCAGCGACATTGTGAACTGCCAGTTTCCCCGTGCTGTCGAGCATCACCAGTGAGCCGGGTTTCACGGCCGCCGCCATGATTGCTTCAATGACCTGTGGGTCATTCTTACGGGCCGGGCCCGCGATTACCGTATGGAAACGAGGTGCGAGAGCCATTATTCAGGTGCCTCCATGTTAAGGATTTCACTCTGAGCGCCATTCCCCTGGAATGCAGGGTTCAGACCGGTGCTGGTCTGGCACTGTGAGTACAAGTCGTTCAACGCGTCACCGGACAGGGAGTTAACCGCTGCTTCGGTCATGAACGAGAATTTCGCTTTAACAGCGTCACGTTTGGTTTTCAGCTCGCTCTCAGCGTTCGCCTGCAGCTGAGTTTCCAGCTTGCTCAGCTTTTCGTTCAGCGGGGTGAGCGCAGCATTAACAGCAGCGGTAATCACATCAGAGTTGATCTGAGCCTTGCCCGGGTCGCCGCCGCCATCTTTCTTCTGCATCTGCTGGTTGTAGGCATCCCAGACCTGATCGTCGGTCAGCCCCTCGGTTTTAACGCCTGCGGCATTGAGCGCGGCGATCATCTTCTCTTTCATCGGGTTTGTTTCTCCGTTGGTTTTGACTTCGTACTCAGTTGGTTTGCGCACGACTTCTACTGGATCACCGACGAGTTCAGCCTTGCCATCGTCGTCAATGAGGTACTTTTGCTGGAGGTATTTGCCGTTTTCCTCGTAAATGAAGCGATCAGGCCAGACGGCTTCCGGCCAGAAGTAATATGTTTCAGGCTTACCCTCGCTCATCTTGTTTCGCAGCGCCGCGCAGATTTCATCGAATGAGTAATTCGAGGCGTTGCTCAAATAAAACTTGGTTTTGTTCCACCAGCCGTCTTTCATGCTGTTGGCGGCATCAATAAGGCTCGTCGATTCAACATCGGCCTCTTGCCCGTCAGCGTTGACGAACATGCCTACACCTTCATCCGGCGTACCGGCACCGGGTTCGTCGAGCAGGATCGCGATGTGGTCGAACTGCATGTTGTGAGCGACCCAGGAGTATTTCTTCTGCTTCGACTCACCTGCCTTTTGCTCTTTGTTCAGCAGAAGACCGGTAGAGACATGAATCGGGTCGGCGTTATTGCCGGAAATCATGTCGTCCAGGCGCTGAATAAGGCGCTTGCCGTCAGGCTTGGTATCTGCCACAGCCTTATTGACGTATACGTCCATCACGACCTTGTCATTGGCCTTGCTGACGTTCTGAGCCCATGCCCCGGCGTAGTAATCGTTGACCGCCTGCGGGTCGTTGGCGCTGACGTATTTGCCGTTCACCATCGGGTGGCCGATCGGCATTAACTTGCGCTCCATCGTCTGGTAGCTGTTGTTAATCTCCTCCGCCGGGTACAGGCCGCCATTCATCACGATGTCATCGACGATCGGGACCGCACCACGAATGACGTAGTGTTCCTGGCCGTTGATGGTTGTCGTTGAGATGTTGGAGGCGTTGATGGCGAGGGATTTAACGTGGATGCTGGATAGCTTCACGTTGCGTCCTCATTGGTGGATATCAGGCAATAAAAAAGGCCGCCGTGGCGACCTTGTTATTATTTTTTATAGCTTACTAGTTCGATACCATCCTTGGGGTATCGTTTCTTTAATTCGGAAATTAATGCTGATTCGGTGTCACCGTTAATCGTCAGAAAAGCTATGTGCGTTCGGTGCTTAGCTTTAGTGACTGGCTGCACTCTATCAAAGCGAATATCTTTAAATTTTGATTGCATGTCATTTTCCATTTAATTAAGGAGTCGTTAATTAATAACGGCAAAAATAACATGAACTTTATTGATTATTTACCCCAGTCTTTTCTCTCTTTTGCAAGCTTATCCGCCAGCCCCTCGTTGAAGATGCTGCCGTCGTCGTTAAGCAGGACCGGAATCTGGCTGCAGTAGCAGTTGTACCGGTTACCGTTCTCAGCGTAGAAGTCCCGTACTTCTTCTGTGGTGTAGACCTTTCCGTGACGGCTGGCGTGCCAGCTGCGCGTCGTCGGTTTGAGTGCCGACAGCCACAGCAGGCCGGTATTCAGGCCAAGCCGATCCGCCGCCCAGTCCGTTTCGTTCCATTGCGCCTGTCGCAACGCACCGACCTGCTCAGTCTGAGCGATGGTCTTGGCCTTCGACATCGACACATCGAGGCGCTTGCTGATAACGCTGGCCGTTTCGCGTGGGTTAACCCCGCGCGCGACCGCATCGGTGATGATGTTGGTCAGATCGCCGCGGGCGGTGTCGCTGATGACCTTCCAGTCACTGAACGTTGTCAGTCTGGCGGCTGCCACCTGATTAAGATAAGCGGGGCTGCTTAAAAGCTGCTGTAGCGTAGTCTGGCTGGCGTACACCTGTGACTGCTGCGAGAGGTTATTGAACGCCTCCAGCGTGCCACGCTGCGCTTCTGCGACGACATAATCCATCGCCCATAGATTTTGCTCTCCGCCATCCAGCAGGTAATCGTCGAGAATGCCCTGCACCGCCTCAAGTAGGTCTGCCAGTTCCTGCGCTGACATGTCGTAGATGAACTTGCCGGCGTTGACCTGGTAGAGCCGCATGTCAGCGCCGTGGTCGTGGCACAGGAAGCGCCAGTTATGGCTGTTTACCTCTCGCTCTCGCCCAGTCAGGCGCTGGTCAAACAGAGCCTTCAGCGCGCGCTTGATGCCGAGATATCGCTCCTCGATATCCCGGAACATCGCGGTTACCTGCCTTGCCGATCGGGTCGGGTCAAACTTGCTGCGCGGAACTACCGGTGTCCCGACTTTCGTCTTTTGCTCCGGTGTCATCGGAAAGAGGATCATCGGTCGTTACCTTTTTTTTGGGGTCAGGCGGCTTAACATCTTCACGCGGCTCAAGTTCTCCCGCTTCCCTGACCTCGTTCTCATCAACAGCCGGTGTGCCATAGGCTTGCTGGGTATCCTTCGCCACCGCAGCCATTTCCTTCATGTTGGCAATCTTCTCTTTCTCACTTGGAGCGAGTAGATCGGACCAGGTTAACGTGATTTCGCCAGATTTAGGTGGCTCGATAACCTCCACAGTCCAAAGCCGTTCTATAACTGCACTTGCCCGTTCAGTCTGGAACCCGTTGCGGCGACCATTACAGCGCTTGGCAAAGTCGTTTTTGTCCTGATCTGAAGCAAGCCTTCCCGTCTGCTGACCAAACAAGATGGTGAATGGCATCTGAACTGAAGATGAAAACTGGTTAGCTGACACTGTCCACGTTGGACTCGGATCGGCAGCGGCAACGGAAAGCACTTTAGCCTCTCCGTCCTGCGTCACCAGGGCCGAATCTGTACCAGAGTTAAGTTTCTGGATAGCAGCGTTTAAAGCCTCAGCCAGCCCTGAATAACCAGCTTTCTTGGCATCCTCCATGATTTTGTCAATCTTGGTGTCTTTCGACATGTTAATGCCGAGCTGCCTGCTGGCGTTTTTCAGGAACCCCTCAGCGCTGCCGCCGGAGGTTTTAGCCATATCCAGCAGGTCGTTATAGCCTGCACGCAAGAAAGGGATGCCAGCCAGTGAGGATTCATCTTCTGAGCCCTCGCAGAAAATGATGATGCGCTCAGGATGAATTTTGATGGAGCGCATGGGACCAACAATACTGCCGTTGTCCCCCACGGGTTGTTCCTGGAAATAATAAAACTTCGGCATGGCGTAATCAGGGGACTTCTGATCCTGCTCTAATTCACCCGGCTTAACCTGCGACTCCCATGCAGGAATCATCTTCACTAAGCCGCGTTCGCGTGAGTTACGCATCACTTCACGATTAACTGGCTCATCCCAATTACGGCTATCGGCAAACTGAAGAATGAGAGCTGAGTAGTGACCGACAAGGTTACGTCTATCCGCGTCCTTCACCTTCGCCCAGTATTTCTTCATGAGCTTGGTGACTTTCTTTTCCCATGGCGTCGATTTTTTGGACTTCTTCGTCTCGTCACCATCCACGATTACAGGATTATCAGACCAACATGCATCCAGTAGCTTATGAACAGCGCCGAACGCGGCTCCATTACGCTCATACATGTTGTAGAAGTGGTCAAAGTCGAGGCGCTCAGGATAGCCAAATTCACACCACAGATGATGTCGCTTGGTGTTGCCTGATTTATTGAAGCCGGCCGCATAAAGCTGTCGAGATCGCGATACCTCGTTGAGGCTATTCACAATCAGCCCAGCGAGGACTTGCATTTCTGTATCATTACTCACTGAGTTGTCCTTATGTGAAGAATATCGCCCCTGAACGGCGAGGAGAGTGCAGCACGCGGTAACGGGTTGCATCCCAGTCGTGGTCTTCCTGCTGGGTATCTACGTCGTCCGGGTTTTTGCTGTCGCGAACCAGCACGGGTATGCGGCTAATCCAGCCACGACAATGCTCGAAAACGTAAAAGGCAGACTTCTCAGGGATGCCAGATTCCAGCTTCTTACCTTCAACTACAGCCTCAAGCATGTCAGCGAATACCGAGGCCCCGTTTACTCGCGAGCCAGGCTTCTTATTGGCCTCAAGCCATTCGACACCCTGATTTTCCATTTTCTGACCGATCGATAACTCATCGTCACCAGTATTGAAAATGGCGCTGTCAGCCGGGCCCGGAATAACTTCCGAGCATATTCCTGGAACAATGTTTAGCTGGCCCTGCGTGACTCCGTCGATCTGTATCTCTTCCGGCTCGTCGACATCTTCGCCCACCAGCCGCTTGTCAATCCACGCCACGCCTTTCGCGACGTTGGTGGATGACATATTCAGGCCTTTGTTCAGCTCATCGGGCGGGCAGCCATACCATTCTCCAATCAGGATTAACGTCCCTGCCGGCGGGCAGAACTGCCGACCATCAGGCAGCTCGGCGGCAGTGCCATCAGCCTGCGCCCACCAGAGATTAGAGAACGGCTTAGACTCACCCCAGTCATGGGAGCGGTCAACTGTCCAGCCGTCCGGTATGCGGAACGGCTTAATGACGTGCATCGACTCATTCCACAGGTGGTCAAATCGCCCGCCACTGGTCACATCCCAGGATCCCTCTACCCACGCTTTACGTCGGTTAGGGTCTTTGATGGCCATAAGGGTAGCGATGTACTGCGGGTCGAGGTACGGGTTCTCTTTGAACGATCCGTGGATGGCCACGCGGGTAAGCGTGATTTCCTCTTCTCGCTCAGTCTGAGGGTTGAATACCATTTGCCGGTCGCGCTGTACGGTTCCGCGAGGTGCTGGCTCAATGAAGCGTTTCTTTACCCAGGTATGCCCTATGCCGAACGGGTTGGTCGTGCTGAACGTCTCCAGCGGGATCGGCCTCAGCAACTTCCCATTCTCCAGCGGGTAATTTTCAGGCCTGAACGATGAACGTCGGCAGGAGAACATCATTTCGTAGAATTCAGGTGACTGCTGTTTCGTCAGCTCGTTAAAGCCAATGAACGGGAATTCCTGCCCGTGGAAGTCCCAGTAGTCGTCCGCCTCTTTGCCGAAACGGAAAAGCAGCTCCTCGCCAGTAGGCCATACCCATCGCAATTCGCTCGCAGATGACAGATAGCGCGCACCGTCGTTGAACAGGCGAAACATACGCTTCGACTGAGTGATGATGTCGGCAAGGTTCTTATATTCGGTGTCGAAGATGACGCCGCGCCAGAACGAGCCATAGCCAACGCCTACATTGCGCCGGAACCTGGCTAACTGCGCAGCGGTCTTGCCCGGACCACGAGTACCCTCGAACAGGATTTCGTTACACGGGCAGCTCAGCGCCAGAGACTGAGATCCAGGCAGTGGCTTCCATACAGCTTTGTAATTCATCCACCGAGCACCCCGCCCTGTTGTTTCTGCGCTGCCGCTTCCCAGTCGTCCACGCTGTCACTGGTTGGCACCAGCATGACGTTATGCGTAACCTCTTTCGTTTCAGCTTTATTCTCGATGCTGTACGCCTCACGTTCGAGGCCGATCAGCGTCTTCAGGCTGTCGCTCAGGTCTTTCATGGATTTAACGCGGGAAGGCAGGCTGATTATTTTATGGTACAGGTCGTTGAGTTTATCCTGACCTTTATCGTCCTGGTGGCGCATCAGGTCACCGAGCATCTCAAGCGCGGCCACATCGCCACACTCTCCGGCCAGCTCATCGAATAGCATGTTTGTTAGTTCACGAGCCCGACGGATGTCCCCCCGGTGCTCCATGCGTACCGTGGCAATCACCTCGGCAGTTGCCTCTATCAGTACGCGTTCGGTCAAATTGCTTTCGTTGCGTACCGTCCTGCGTACCTCCTGCTTGCGTACCAGATCGTCAGCCTTTTGCTGAATCTTCGCATTCAGGTCACGCGACCAGTCGTCACGCTTGGCACGCTTACGGATAGCGCCTTCACTGATACCGTGTTGTGATGCTATTTCTCGGAGGGACATCACTCCGGCCCGGTACGCCGTCTCGATGGCCTCCCAGTCCGGTTTGCTCATTCGTTACTCCGTTGTTTGTTCTTCTGGCTGTACAGTCTGCTCTGCCGGTACTGGCGTGAACTCCACTCGCTTCACATCGGCAGGAGCGAAATACAGCCACTGGCCCGTTTCAGTCGCCAGCGGCACAAAGCCATTTACCAGCTCAGGCTGACGACGAGTCATCTTGCCCGTGAAGGTTTCGCCAGTCTGGGTTGTAAGGGTGATTTGGTAAATGTTGGACATAAAGCCTCTTATCCCCTACAGGGTATATTTACGATTTATCCGCTATAGCCATTACGATGGGCCTGCCCATGGTGATGGCAACAAAAAACCGCCCGGAGGCGGCGATTACTGTTCAAAGAGTTGAGTTCTTAGTTCTGAATATTGTGTTTGCTTCTTCACACTTTGATTGTAACTGCACTAGCCTTTCAGCTATGTCACTGCTTGGGCAGTTCGTTACTATGCAATACCCCTCAACCCACGCCTCATCACCACTTTTTGTGAACAGGCTTTCGAATATCTTTACCCAGTCACTGCTTGGTACACGCTCCAGCTCAAAGAACTTTAATGCACCACTCCCACGTTTTGTTCTGTGCTCATCAAATCCCAGGATTTTCATTCTTCATCTCATCATTGTTTACTGGGAAAATTTTTAGCACTTATCTGAGGTTTTTTCTAATTACCAAAACTTATAGGCATCACTGTTTTTCCATTATCAAGCCCACCAGCAGGTGAGCTTTGTAATGGCCGGCTTAGCTAATCAGCAACTCAGGCTGCGTAACCTGCATGATGTGCTCATGTTCGAGCCTCAGCACGCGTTTTTCCTTCTTCCGCTCGTTCATCAAACGGCTTCCGATCGTGCCTTTCAGCTTTGAGCGCGTTTCTTTGATGGCGTAGCGATGCTGCAATTCTTCACCCATCGCCATGCGCCGGTTTAGCTGCTCGGCCATCCAGTTGAAGGCATTGATGTAACACTCCTTCACTGCGGCAGCTGTTTTACCAGTGAATCCCATCACGAGCATCATGCATCCGTCGCGGGTGATGTTATACATAGGCTGAACATCACCATTTTTATCAATGAAATCAATGGGCGCAAAATTGCGCTGGGTGAAGTCTTCGGAGCATTTCAGGTTACGTATGGCGCGCAAAACGTCTTTGTGTCGCTTACCAAAGTAGTCCGCTACCTTGAGTGATGTGGTGATTATCTTGTTATCGAAAGTCGTGACCATTTCACGAAAATCGAAAGCCGGAATAACTGACGGATTATTCATAGCGTGTACCTTTCTTTGAGATGAACCTTTGCCGCATAGGAAATCAGCCCGTCGAGGCTCGCCAGCACTAACTGACTTCCTCAAAGGCTCATTTCAAAGGGTTTGGTTCGACGTGGTTTGAATGCGCTGCGGTGCGCGGTGAAATGCGGATATAAAAAAGCCCCGGCGATTGCCGAGGCTCAGAATTTTTTTTTGACACTTGATGATTTTTCTTCAGCTGGACTGCTCACAGCATGAATGACTTTTACTACTTTCATTTCTCGATTTCAATTTATTTTTCTCGCCTCTTCAATTTTCCGAATTGCCGCCTTATCCAGATTGCACTTCCCCAGCGCCGTGTAGAGCTGAGCGTTTAACTCCAGACTTGCCTGCCATGTGAACGGAACCACCATTCTGGGGAGCGGCGTGTCTGCTGTCAGTTCAGCGCTTATCGGCACTACTGGGGCCGGTACGTAAACTGTCTGCGTATTCCCGCAGGCTGTCAGCAGCGGCAGAAGGAACAAGCTGGTTAGCGCACGGATCGCCTTCAAGCGCCTGCCTGATGTAGACAATGCGCGTTTCGACCTTTTGAGCCAGTTCGTTCTTTGCATTCTGGGTAACCTGTGAGATGTCACGGATGAGGTTCATCGTGGTGATCACATTGCTGGTGATCGCCTCCGATGTTTCTGCCCGGACCGTCGCTTTATCGCGCTGGTCTTTGTAGATGATGGCGTTGTCGCGGTAGTGGTTAATCGCCCAGGCCATGGAAACCAGCAGGCAGATAACGACAGCGCAGATGATGGCTGTTAATCGGCTCATTTCTGGCCCCACTCGCAAACTTCACGCTCAATCTCGCGCCGGGTGATCAATCCTTTCCACTGCTTGCCACCGGCATACGTCCAGCGCTGCAGTTCTTTGCATGCCCCCGGCACATCACCAGCGTTCAACTTCTTCAGCAGCGTGGAACTGGCGAAGGCACCAGAGCCCACGTTATAGGTGAAGGAATAAATCGCGGCGCGGGTAGGTTCAGGGATGCGAACCTTGATCAGCGGGTCGATGGCGTTTGCCACCTTTCGCAGATCTGCCTTTAGCAGGTTGTCACACTCTTTGTCTGTGTAGCGGTGACCGCGGCGAATGTCTGTGCCTGTGTGCCCATCGCAAACAGTCCAGACGCCGACCACATCCTGATAGGCGTAATAGCGCCGCCCTTCCAGTCCATCCGCATTGCCCAGCATTACTGCAGCAATGGTGATTGCTCCGGATCCGCCAACAATGGCACCCACCAGCTTATTCCTGAGTGTCGGGTTCATCTCGGCTCCTGCTGCGGCGGTTGTCTTCACGGATCTTGAAATAGAGATTTGTCAGATACGTCAGTACGGCAATGATGATACCCACCAGCACGCCGATAGCGTTCCACTGCTCGGGGCTGTAGGCATTCAGCATGCCGTTGAGGATGCTCCCGGCTGAAGCGCCATAGGCAGCACCAGTGGTTATTTTTTCCATGCGATACATGCTCTCACCTCGCGTAGTTAGCGGGTGCTGTGTGTTTTGAAAGGGTCAAGCGCATGGGCTGAAATTAACCATGCGCTGTGTTTGTAGGTAATCTCTGGGGATTAAATAGATGAGCTATCAGATAGATAGCTCCTTATATTTCAAAATTAAAGGAATAGGCCAACAAATAAAAAAACTTTCAAAGCACTGTTAACTTTTGCATAGCTACTTTGAAGCTTTCCATCGCCTCGTCGAAGTCATGCTTATTCTCACTTTTGCTTAAACTAAAGAAAATAGTTCCAGTTGATGATGCTATGGGAAGTTTCTCTTTCATTTCAGATATTCTTTTCTGCATATCTAATAAAATAACATCTTGCACTATTTCGGGGTGCCTTGATATAAGAAGTTCTGTTATCTCGAGGATTTTCGCGAATACTTTAGAACAGAAATCTTGCGCTTTATCAGGATCTGGTATTTCTCCCTTATGAATCACACTGTTTCTGAACGTTGTAAGTGCATTATCTATTTTGTACGGCATACCAGTCTCAAGTAAGTGGAGCGTCATAAATGCACCAATCTGTCTTTCAGACATCCGAGACATCTCATTGAACATACGAAAGTATTGTTGATCATCCACGCCCCTAGCTTTCATCAATACACAAATTGCAAATTCATAGGTTCTTTCAAGTGCCGCATAAAAAGTTGCACAGGCTTCTAAAGTAAACCCATTTAATAAGGCTTGAGCTCCTGACTCCATGAGAACTTCAAACTTTTGGCTTTGAAGGACGAGAACGCTTTTGTGTCCATGCGAGCACTGAACTACTGCAATTCGGTTCTCATAGTAAGGTAAGCTGAAAAATTCAAAACTAGGACGACCAAACTCTTTAAAGCATTCCATACATGTAGCGGTAATTCTCATACCTATTCCTATCCAGAAGAAGTTGTGTTGGATGGAATTCTACACTTTGTTTTAAAGCTTCTGATAGCCTTAATAACCATCCATGAGAACTTTACAACTTGTGAGCCACCAAAAAACAAAGCCCCGGAATTTAACCGAGGCAGTTTATTCTTTGCCGACCTGCGAAGCTATGACGACGATATCAAATTTACATGAAATATATGCGTTTCAGTTCGGTTTTGCAAGACTTACATCTAAATTTGTCGCCTTTTGTTGTGAACGTGATCGCGTTACGGATATAAGTGCACCTCTATCGAGCCGCTTAAAGCTGTTACGCATCGCCAGCCAGTGAGGCAGATACGTTTCCGTCCAGGTAGATTTCGCTACGCCCGCCAGCTCCGCCAGTGCCTGATATTCGTATGTCTCACGGCCTGCCAACTCCGCTTTGACGTCCTGCGCTGCCAGCCAGATAAGCTTTTTCAGTCGCTCCATCGTCTTGCCGGCCACCTTCTTCGCGCCTAGTTGCGCCGTGAACTCTGCCCAGACCCACTGGGTGATCGCCACCTGGTACTCGAAGCGGATATTCTCGCTGTAGTTCCATAGCAGCCATGCCTTCTGGTGTTCTTCCAGTGATAGGACGGCGCGGCGCCATGACGCGGTAACAAACTCAACCGGCCAAACCAGCGCGATGGAGGATCCTTTTGCGCGGGACTGGCTGCCACTCATTGGTGGTCCGTCCGGATTGACCATGCGCTGCTTATCTTTGTCGAATACCTTTTTCCGTCCCCGGCTGCGCGCCGTCGCGGTGAATTGCGCGTTCTCGGCGAAAGCTACCAGTTGGCCTTTCGTCGCCCCGCTGAGGTCTGCGGTCGCCACAATGAGCTGCTGACGTACGTATTCCAGTTGCTGACTGTTCATGCGGCTTCCTTCTGTGGCTGATTGGTTTTGGTATGGCTGTGCTTTGCTACTGGTGGCATGCTGGCGCGCTTAACGCTTTCTTCCTGGTACTGGAGGAGGTCGGCGTGGTTCATGCGGCCTCCTGTTGTTTCAGTGCTTTGAGCTTGGCGCGGTACTCATCGCGGATCCGGATGAAGTCTTCCCGGCGGTAGTTGGTCATTTCGTGTGTGCCGTTGAGCCAGTCGACGTACTCCTGACCGTAACGAGCGACCAGGCCAGCTTCGTATTGCTGCGCGACCGTCGCCTCTTTGGCCGTGTACTTCCCAGCCCCGGCATTACACGATTTGCACTGCTTATGGGCGTTGCGCTCTTCAAAGCGCAGTTCAGGGTTAGCGCCGACCGTTTTGAAGTGCCCGCAGTCCCATTGTCCGCCATGCAGATCGGGTGGATTGGTCTCGCCGCAGCTGATACAAGGCAAATCAGCATCACGCGCGCGGATATAGGCGTTGAAAGCCTGTTGAGCCTGCGCCTTGTAGTAACCGGCAGGCCGTAGCTCTGCCAGTCGTTCCTTGCGGCGTTTGCGCCCGGCCTTCTCAGCCTCTTTCTGCTCCTTGATGCGCTTCGCCGCGGCTTTCACCTTCTCCTTTTCGCGCTCTTGCATCGCGAGGATTGCTCCGTGCTCCGGGCAGCACCAGCGGATCCGGATGTCATGGAATTTCGGCACGAAGTATTCACCGCATACTTTGCACTTACGGCGGGAGGGTTTACGCATGATTCCTCCGTGCCGCGAGACGCAGCCATTTCTGATCCACCAGGCGGGCGGTGTAGTCTTTCAGTGTCGGGATGTCGGACGGCCTAACGGCGGTCTTGCGCTGGCGGCGCGCCGGAACGCGGAAGATTTCATTGGTGATGACGCGGGAAAGTGGAATAGACATCAGGCCTCCTGCTTATCGCGCAGCTGCTGGTATTCACAGCTCTGCGGAATGGTCAGGTGGCAGCCGATATTCATCGCCCAGGCTTCGACTTTGCACAGAAAAATGTACATCTCGCCGGTTTCGAGCTCGGACGTATGGCGGAGGGATTGGACAGTGGTTACCTCGCCGGACACGACGTCTACCCGGTCCTTGCTTTCGTAGCCGAGATAGGTGTGTTTCATCGCGTCTTTTACCCACTCAGGCGTAGCGAAGGTCTTACCGCGGGCGATGAGGTATTCGCTAATTTCCGTGTACCACATGTGGCTGAGCGAGTTCTGCGACAGGCTGCGCTTCTCACGCCACGGTTTGACTTGCAGGCGGAAGTACTGCCCTGCATCCAGCAATGGCTGAATCTGCTGGCCGATGGCCGCGAAGTTGCCGCGATGGAGTTTGATACCGTCTACTGGCAGAGTCATACGGCCTCCTTAACGGAAACCGCAGAATGCAGAAAATCGCAGGTGCATTTCTGCATCTGTGAAAAGGTGAGGAGTTCAGATTGTGGTCGCATTTAAGTCCCCTTAAATGCGCAGAAGTCACCGGAGTTGTTCAGGCTCCGATGACATGATTATGGCTGGTTGATTTCAGAAAATCAAAACAGATTTCGAAGTGATAATCATTTCAACTCATAGATAAGAGAATCAACGATCTCAAGGCCATTCATCATAGAGTTGGTTATACGAACTCTACCATCGATTATTCGAGTAAAGCCTCTAAGCATCTTATAAACATAAGCGGTATCACCCTTGGCCTCTATTAATTCTAACGGGATTGGCTTATATTTTTTTGACAAGCTATTTTTGTTTATGTCACTGATTTTCTTATAAATATAGGCTGGACCCAGCTCTGGGAGTTCACGCACAACCAGTATATATCGCCATGATATTTCTGGATAAAAAAACCACAATGCGGCATCAACAGTTAGATTATCTGCTTTAAGTTTTTTTAGTAAGAATTGACCTGAAAACTCCATATCTTTTGTCAACTCTCTGCCGACTACCAGTGTGCTTTTACCCATTTCAAAACTCCAGAAGTTTGGTCACCTACCGCATCACGCAGTTGCTCGGCCATTGCTTGGCTTATGTTGTTCTCATAGCGAAACTGTTCAGTCCAGTCTTTCACTATGGTCCAGTTGATCTCAAGTGAGCTATCACTCCTAAAGTCGTTTTGAAGTGTCTGATGCAGGTTAGCAATTTTAAGAAGTTGTGATAAATCATGAGTATAAGAGTCATTCACTATTTTCTTATTTGGAAATTCATGCTGAAGAAAAGTTTTCGCGATACATGCTTTTAGGGCGCACTCTATAGAATACCCGCAAAGATAGTATGCCCCATGGTAAAATCCATTATCTAGCAAGCACTTAGCCTCATCAAACCTGATAGTAGATAAGGATTCAAGATCGTTTTTGTTCATATTCTACTAGCTTGAATTACATTGGTTTCATTTGATTATACTCATAGTTGACAAGGAGTTGTAATCGAAAGCTGAACTGTAGTGAGTAAAGGCTAAAACAGCTTAGGAAACATTATGTATTTGGCTTTCAGCTCATCCAACAGCGCCTTCGCGTCAGTGCTATCTGCTTTATGATTTCTACATCAGCGTAGCCGAGGGTGTCACCAGCTTTCAGAGCAGCAACTGCTTACACAGCCTGTTTGTCGATGTAGCTCATTGGGCTGCCTCCTGCAGAGCTGGGTCTGCTGGTGAAGTCATGTGCGGCACTTTAATCAGTTCTGCCCGAGCATCAGCAGTGTTCAGCGCCATCAATGCGATGATCCGCTTCTGCTCAGCATCCATTCGTAACGCTACTGTATTGCCGTTCATATTGAAGAACACCGCAACGTTTTTGATATCTTCGATTTTCATACCCTTACCCTCCCCCAAACCATCAATACCCTTCTCATCGCCGCGCTGTTGCGGCACTCCTGGCAGATCACGTTTGTGTCCGTCCGCTGAATTAACTCCGACTTACCCTGCTTCATGCCAGGTATCGTGTCAGGGGCGAAGCGCATTCCGTAGCTGGTCAGGCTGTAAAGGCGCTGGCCGTATTTTCCTTCGCAGCGGATCAGGCCGTCTGCCAGCAGCGTGCTCACCGTTCCGGATATCTTTTTGGTGTCCATGCCGATAAGCCCTGCCAGTTTGGCGTTGTTCAACCCTGGGTTGTTGCGCAGGGCTGCCAGCACCTGCTCACGGATTGTTATGTTCATGTCACACCATCCCGTTCGACTTGTTGCGGTTGTACTTGGCCAGCAGCAGCTGGATCGGCGTCGGCCCTTGCTCGGCAGCTGGTGCGGCAATAGCCCGGCGTACCGGCGGCACTGGCTTACCCTCGGTGACGCGCCTTTCCCACATGTCCAGCAGATAGCCTGCCTCGCGTGCCAGTTCACCATGCGTTAACTGACGCTCGGTGCTGCGGTGGCGCAATTCTACGCAAATGTGGTACATGACCGGCTGCGACCATGGAAATTGCTCGCTGGAGATGAATTCGAACGAGCGGTTACGCCAGTCCCAGTAATCGGCGATCACCTGGTCAACGGTTATTCCCAGCGCCCCGCCACTCTGTTTGCACCAGGCGACGAACTGACCCGGCGAAGGCAGGAATGGGCGTACCTGGCTGCGAGCCACTCGCATACCGACATCGACCTGGGCCATGGTGTGGATCCCGTTCTCCTGAAACGCCAGCAGCCACTGACGGCGGAATTCGTTCAGGTCGTCCTGGGTGCGGAAGTTTGCCATGCTGGCCGGGAACGCTGCGCGCAGCTCGTTGAACAGCTTGTTGAATACCTGAGCCACCTGCTCGACCGGCGCTTGCTCCTGGTACTGCTCTGGCAGGTTATGGGCCATGCGGCTCATCTGCTCGCGGTCGTGGTTACGCATCTGCTCTGCAAGAGATTTCATCGGATCACCCCATAGGCCCAGTCAGTGTTGTTGAAGTCCAGATCCGGCTTGCCGCCTCGCTGCTCACATCCGGCATTGCGCTGCATCGTCAGCTTGTCCCACTGCTTACGCAGGCTTTCCGGGCTCAGGATGTTGGTCTGCCAGAAGTGGTGCTTGCTGGCCCAGTCGTACAGCGCGCAGATGTCCTGGTGCGACCGGTTGTCTATCTGGCGCATCAGGCGAACGGTGTTAGACCAGGAGGTCATGTCCGGGGCTTTGCAGGTTGGGTTAATCAGCTTCACCCTGGAGGAAATCCACTTAGCGATCTCGAGGTCTTCAGCCGATCCCCACTTCGCGCCGAATGGGGTGTAAACCGCAGCTTCTGGATGAGCTGATAAAAATTTCTTCAGACGTGCGTCAGAGGATTCGTCAGAATTCTCGGACGAAGATCTTTTAATGTTTTTATTGTTGTTATTACATTGTTGTTCATGATTCTCGGTGAAACGCTCGGGTAAATGCGCTCCGTTATGCGCGGCATAACCTTCCGAAGCCGCGCCATTACTGGATTCGTCATGCTCGGCATTAAGCGCGGAGATATGCGCGGTGATACGCTCGGGTAAATCGTCCATTTTTTGAGCATATTCAGCGTAATTTGTGATGGTTATCACAGAGCCCTTTCGCTTCTCTCCGGAGCGAGAAATCATCCCTTCACGCTCGAAAACATCAAGCATCCTGTCTACGGCGTGGCGACTGCATGGCTTCCCTTCCCTGTCGCATAAATTCAGCCCGAGATCGGCTGAGGTGGTGACCAGTTGTCCGGTTTGCAGCGGCCATTTGCGCCCCTTGAAGTTTGCTGTATATGGCTGGCGAGCAGCACACAGCAGCAGGTTTTCCCACAGCGTGCGCAGGAAGACGTCCTTCGACCAGGTTTGCTTAAGAACACTCCGGTACAACGGGATGAATCCGGTTTTCTGGTTCTCCATCCGGTTGCTCCTGGCGGCGGAATGCGCCGCGAAATTTGCGTAAGCGACGTTCGACACAGTTAAACCTCCTGCGCCTGGCGTTTTGGATTAGCGTTTGTCATAATGACCTCGCAATTGACTAGCGTTTGTTGCACCAGAAAGTCGGCTCTGTTCGCGCAGACCGGCTTTCGCCATTTCTGTAGTTCTCACATAACCCCCAGCATTGAAGTGACCATGGCCATCAGCGGCGCGGTCAGGTCCGGGTCGACACGGAACATCTCTACAATCCCCTCACTGAGTTCCTTGAGCTTCTGGTGACGCGGAGCGTTCATCGCAACGGCCACTTTCGCCTCGCTCGTTTCCTTCTCAAGTCGAGCTAAGCGGGACATGAAACTGTCCTCGGGAAGAAGTCGATGGCGATACTCCAGAGGCAGAACGGCCATGATTGCGGGTGTCAGCTGGCGCACGTTCTCACGGTACTGCTCAGAGTCGAAGCGGTTATCCAGAAAGCGAAATAGCTTCTGCCGCGCCCGGCTGATGTCTTCCGGAAAGCTGATGGCGGTGCCGCCCTGCTCCCGGTATTCGTTGATGATCAGCGCCGAAACAACGTCCTGATTGTCCAGCGCCGACGACCATGCCCGGACCGCATCGCGGATCCTTTCGTGGTCTGGCGCCGCCTTAGGTTGAGCGCGGTTTATCACCGCTCCCGGGTGTATTCCGGTATTGTGTTGATACGCAAGTGAATGCATTGCTTTCCCTTTCGTGGTTAGGGCCGCCGTTAAGCGGCTGTGTTATTCGCCCCAAGGAGCTGGGCGAGATCTGGGCGGATATCTGCTGGCTTAAGCTTGCCGTTGGTTGCAGACACAATCTTCATTACATAGCGGGCATCAATGCCACCACCGTGCAACCAGCGCCATACCGTCGGCTGCGCTACACCGCACAGGTCGGCTAATTTCTTCTGGCTACCAGCGATATCAATGGCGCGCTGGATGGTTTTGTTCGTCATATTCCAATTCCTATGAGTATTGGTGTGAATTGATAATAGCAATGCGTATTGATTTAGGCAATAGCTAAACGTGTTTTGACCAACAATACGCAAGCGTATAAATTTAAACTCATGAAAAAAGAAACTCTTGCAGAACGCCTGAATCAGGCAATGGACTTATCTGGCATGTCTCAGGGCGCTTTAGCTAAGGCGTCTGGCGTTGCTCAGCCCACCATCTGGAGGCTGACCAGTGGCAATGCCAGGGGCTCAACTAAAATTGTTGAGATCGCCAATGCGCTTGGCGTTCGGTCTGAGTGGCTTTCAACCGGAGTTGGCCCGATGCGTGACGATGGTCAAATGCCCGCAATTTCGCAGCCAAAAACAGAGCCGGCGCCTACTGACACCTTCCGCATTGAAGCGCTAGACTTTTACGTAAGCGCTGGACCTGGAGCCATCAACAGCGAATTTGTAGAGGTGCTTAGATCCGTGGAATACTCAGTGGAAGATGCTCGCCGGATGTTCAATGGCAGAAAGGCTGAGCAGATCAGAATCATTAATGTTCGCGGCGATAGCATGTCCGGGACCATTGAGCCAGGCGATTTGCTGTTTGTCGATATCAGTGTTCAACACTTCGATGGTGATGGAATCTACGCCTTCATATACGACGACACGTCCCACGTGAAACGCTTGCAGAAGATGAAAGATAAGCTGCTTGTCATTTCCGACAACAAGACTTACCGCCCATGGGAACCGATCGAAAAAGAAGAAATGAACAGGATACTCGTATTCGGAAAAGTCATTGGCAGCATGCCTCAAACATACAGAAAACACGGTTAGAAATTTTTAGCTTCATTATTAGAAGCTCACACAGCAAAGGAAATGGAATGAAAAAGTGCCTTATCGTAGCTGCTTTGGCTGTTACTCTTGTCGGTTGCGCATCCTCTGGTAACCAGCAGTTGAAAAACGAAACAGAGACTAGCGTCCAGAGCAAAATCCAAGAAGGTAAAACGACGAAAGCGGAGGTGAAGGGCTTATTTGGCTCACCAGATGCAGTGTCCTATACCGATGGCGGCAATGAGATTTGGAAGTATTCCTTCGCAAAAGTCAAAGTAAATGGAACTAGCTTCATTCCATTCTATGGCCTTTTCCATAACGGAACGAACGGCACCAAGAAAGAGCTAACTATCCTCTTCAAGGATGACAAGGTTCAGAAATACACCATGGCCGAATCAGCGATTAATACGAAATCAGGATGGGCTGATTAACGACTTGGTTATCCATCCCGGCTTTCTGGCCGGGTTCTTCACTGAATTGCTTTCCTTCCTTTACGCACGATTTCCGCTGCATCTCTGTTAATCCCTTTACCGATCACGTTGCCGGTTTCCTTTCGGTACTGCTCAAGCTTGTCGATTATAGCTTGCTGAGTCACAGGTATATCTGCCAGGCATAACTCCATCACCGCACGACCAGCAGCGTGAGCCATCATATTAATTCTCTCATCATCCAGTTCCATGAAGACCGCCCTCACAATGATTTTTATGAGCATAACATGCAACTTTTACAAAATTAAATTCCTTTAGCTATCAACGCATTAATAGCAATTGCTATTATTTAATATCAATACGTATTGCTATAAACAATACTCATCGCTATTATCAATCCATCGAAACGAAACATCGACAGCTGAGCGAAGTTAGCCAGCGGCGGACAGCAAGTCGCCTGCTTTTTAACAACATGCAAAGTCGGAACAGCACTCAGTAATCCTGTTTAGACCCCAACGCACAAAATGCGGCGTAGCACCGGGCGCGATCCGGTCTGTGTGAGGCTACCCCCTCGCGAGAGCGATAAAGGCGTGGGAACGGGCAACACTGGCGGGATGAGAGGTGCGAAGCGCAAACAGATTCATTCCAGCCCATTCGAGGCTGAGTGGGCTGGGCTGAATCACAAGAGGATTTTTTATGACTCAGAAATACATTCCGGCGTGTTTAAGAGACCTTCCTAAGAAGCGTCAGAAGCCACGCAAACAGGCGATTAAAGAAGCACAAGTTGAGGTCCTAAATAAGGCAATAGCATCGATCAAAGACGATATGCGTGCGTACAAAACAGAAGAGCATCGGCGCGGGTATTACCTGGCAATCAGCACACTCTCACAGATTCGAGATGAGTTGTAGCTCAGCAGTTTACAGCGGACTGATAAAGCATTTCTCCCGCATCAGCGGGTAACTACAGAGGGTAAGGCCATGAATTACTACCTAACCACCACCAATCAGGGGTCAGATTTGGTAATTGTCTATGCGCGCAGCAAGTTTGTCGTCAAGGCGTTACTTAATGATGACTGCGAAACAATAGACAAAATCAGCGCCACGGAAGCGAAAAAGCTAATCAACAAGGGTGTCCGATTTATCAAATAGCAAGCCGCTTAACCAGCGGCTTTTTCATACCCAAACGGGTTCAAAGAGCCTGTTTAGTTATGACAACCGGCGGCCATCCACCGCCCATTGAAACACTGAATAAATGCGTTGAAGTCTTGTATTAACCGTTCCGTTCGCCGCGATAAGGCCAAGAGGATTTATGAGTAACAAAACTGGCGGTCCTGCGTTTCCACAATCAGGCGTATGCACCCCTGAAATTAACTCATGGGATAGCGAAGATTTTGGAGGTCGAGGTTTAACCGTGCGCGACTACTTCGCAGCAAAGGCTTTGGCTGGAATCTGCTCTCACCCTGACACTTGGGGATTAGCCGCGCCTGAAATAGTTAAACAGTCATTTTTAATTGCCGACGCAATGATTCGCGCCCGGGAGGCATCATGACAGTCACCCACAACGGCAAGCAGTACACCGCCAAAAAGCTCAACGATAACGAGTGGCAGCTGACGTCGGTATCGGCACCGCGCGACAAGCTGACGCTGAACCGCTGGCAGATGCATATCGCTGGCCTCCTGAAACAGGTTGAGGTGAAGGCATGATCAATCATCACCTGCTGCGCGCCGCGCAGAGTAAAGCAGCCATTGCCCTGTTTATCGGTGATGGCGCCATGTGGATGGCAGCCTACGACGAAATGAAGGTTGCCATCGGTTATCCGTGGCATAGAAAAGCAGTCTAACCCCCTATTCAACTGATCGGCCTGGCATTACGCGGGCGGTATCTGCACTTCCAAATTTCAGGAGTTCAGCCATGAACGCATACCTCACTTACGACCGAATCGAAGATCGACGCTGGGCTGAGCAGCAGCTCACCGACGAAAAAGAGAAGTGGATCGGCGACCGGGCGCGGGAAATCATCGACATGATGCCAAAAGAGCCGTCCGGCCTCTTCCACTTCTCCGTACCGATTGACTCCAGCCCATACGAAGGACTTCGCAGCGATAGAGCTGGCGAGGCCTACAACGATTTCATTTCGGCAGTTGCTTACGCCCAGGCGGAATACGACTGGGAACACCGTACCGGCTGCCCGTTTTAATTTTTGAGGGGATTAACGATGGCAAACGAATTAACAATCACAGCGACGTCGCTTCAGGAGATGGGCGTAGACGTCTCCACCTGGAGCGCGCTGAAGAACAGCATCTACCCTGGCGCCAAAGACGAATCGGTAATGATGGCGCTTGACTACTGCCGCGCCCGCCAGTTGGATCCGTTGCTCAAACCTGTCCACCTCGTTCCGATGTACGTCAAAGATTCGAAAACAGGCAAAGGCGACTGGCGCGACGTCGTCATGCCGGGCATCGGGCTTTACCGCATTCAGGCAGACCGTTCTGGCGATTATGCCGGTGCCCGCGAGCCAGAGTTCGGGCCCGACGTAACTCAGACGCTTACTGGTGTCGAGGTGACCTTCCCTCAGTGGTGCAAATACACCGTCTACAAGCGCATGCCCAGTGGAGAGATTGTCGAGTTCAGCGCCAAAGAATACTGGATTGAGAACTATGCCACCGGCGGCCGCGACACCACGGCGCCGAACGCGATGTGGAAAAAGCGCCCATACGGACAGCTGGCGAAATGCGCGGAAGCACAGGCGTTGCGTAAGGCATGGCCTGAGATTGGACAGCAGCCTACCGCCGAAGAAATGGAAGGCAAATCACTGGACGTAGATATCCGTGACGTCACGCCGCGCAGCACCACAGAAGCGCTTCCACCAACAGCAAGCGAAGAAACCCTTCAGGCGATAACCGATCTCTTAACAACTCTGGATAAAGACTGGGAGAAAGACTTCCTCCCACTGTGCAGCGACATCTTCAAACGGCAAATTCTCGAGGCGTCAGAACTCACGGAAGAAGAGGCGCAGAAAGGATTTGGCTTCCTTCAGAAAAGGGCTAAGGCAGTAGCATGACACCAGAAATTATCCATGCCAGGACCGGCATTGACGTAACCACTATTCAACAGGGCGATGAGGCGTGGCACCGGCTGCGCCTCGGCGTTATCACCGCCTCTGAAGTGCACAACGTCATCTCCAAGCCACGATCTGGGAAGAAGTGGACAGACATGAAAATGTCCTATTCCCACACGCTGCTCGCAGAGGTATGCACCGGCGTCGCGCCAGAGGTTAACGCCAAGGCGCTGGCCTGGGGCAAGCAGTACGAGGAAGACGCCCGCGCCCTCTTCGAGTTCACCACGGACGTAAAAGTCACGGAGTCTCCGATCCTGTTCCGTGACGAGAGCATGCGCACCGCGTGCTCCCCTGACGGCCTGTGCAGTAACGGGTTCGGCCTCGAATTGAAATGCCCGTTCACCTCCCGAGACTTTATGAAATTCCGTCTCGGCGGTTTCGAAGCCATCAAGTCCACCTACATGGCCCAGGTGCAGTACAGCATGTGGGTGACCGGAAAAGAGGCCTGGTTCTTTGCCAACTACGACCCGCGCATGAAGCGCGAAGGTATTCACCACGTCGTCGTTGAGCGGGATCCGCAGTACATGACCGATTTCAACGAAATGGTGCCGGAGTTCATTGAGAAGATGGACGAGGCGCTGGCAGAGATCGGCTTCACGTTCGGGGAGCAGTGGAAATGAAACGCACACCCTTCTATCGCAGGCCCGGGCGAACCGGGCAATTCTCCGGCCTCCGTGAGCGCGTTACCTGGATGATTCAGACGCGCGGCCGCCCGGTAACCGGAAGCGAAATTGCTGAAAAGTTTGGCGTAACGCTCATCGAGTTTAACCGGGTCGCCAACGGCATTACCCGCGGATCCGGACAGATAGCTCAGATCGTTGAGTCGGAAAAATGGCTCAACAAGGACGGAATCTGCGACCGGTCATTCGACCTGGTAACAAAGCCAAAGGTAGTAACGCCACAGGGTAAATCGCGCCTGTTCACCCGGCGCGCCATAGAACAATCGCAGGAAGGCAGGCGGCAGGAGTGCATAGCGCGTGCCGCCCGCCGTCGCCGCCTGATTGCTCAGGGCCTCTACATCGACGAAATGGAGTCCATCCTATGACTCACGCTCACGACGATATCAGGGTTGGCACACTGTGCCTTCCCTTCATTGGTAACGGCTGGCTAATGCCATGGGGTGAAGTGGTCAGCAATCCATTAAAGGCGCAGCGGCTCGCTGAGGAATATCGGGAAAGGCAGGAGGCAGCTTGATACATTTCCATGGTGGACCAATCACGCCGGACACATGCGCGCTGAAGGCATGGAAAGGCAGGCACGCTTTCATTTCCTTCGCTAATCCCGGCCAATTAGCCCTGGCCAGCGAAGTCACCCAGTCATTCGCGCTGGATAACGGCGCATTCAGCTTCTGGACGAAAAAGCGCGTTGTTAACTGGAATGACTACTACGCGTTTGTAGGTCGCTGGATGAATCACCCTCGCTTTGCTTTTGCTGTTATCCCTGACGTGATCGGCGGGACCAGTGAAGAGAACGACGCGTTAATCGCCGAGTGGCCGCACGGCAAAGTAGTCGGCGCTCCGGTGTGGCACATGAACGAGCCCGATGAACGTTTCTTCCGCCTGTGCCGAGAATTTCCGCGCGTATGTATCGGCAGCATGGGTGAATACGACGCGAAGCGCCCGCGCTCATGTCGGGCAAAGTTACGCGATCTCATCCGTCACGTTGTCGACATAAACGGTTATCCGATAACAAAGCTTCACGGCCTGCGCATGCTGAACGCCGATATCTTCCGCCATATCCCGCTGTCGTCAGCCGACAGTACAAATGTGGCCCGCAACATCGGAATCGACAAGGCGTGGGATAAATCAGCCTACGCGCCAGCCAGCAAAGAAACCAGCGCTGCGGTGCTGGTTGAGCGCATTGAAGCCTTTAACTCTGCAAGTTCGCTGAATTACGACGCAGAACGCGATCGGTTCACGCCACAACTTGCTTTCGAGGTGTAATTCCATGACCGGAAAATACTCGCTTATTTACGCAGATCCGCCCTGGTCTTACGGCAACACCATCAGCAACGGCGCCGCAGCCGACCACTACTCCACTATGAAGTTAATCGACATCAAGCGTCTGCCAGTGTGGGAACTTGCTGCCGAAAACTCGGTGCTAGCAATGTGGTACACCGGCACGCATAACCAGGAGGCGATAGAGCTGGCCGAGGCCTGGGGCTTTACCGTTCGCACGATGAAGGGCTTTACCTGGGTGAAGCTCAACCAGAACGCCGAGCTGCGCATCAACAGGGCGCTGGCCGAGGGGGAAGTCAGCGATTTTTACGACTTCCTCGATCTGCTTAACGCCGAGACGCGCATGAACGGTGGCAACCACACCCGGGCCAACACCGAAGACCTGCTGATAGCTACCCGCGGCGCCGGGCTGGAACGTAAGCACGCCGGGATTAAGCAGGTGGTATACAGCCCACTCGGCGCGCACAGCGAAAAGCCGTGGGAAGTGCGCCACCGACTGGAACTGCTTTACGGAGATGTGCTGCGCATTGAGCTGTTTAGCCGCTGCGCGGCGCCAGGCTGGGATCACTGGGGAAATCAGTGTGCCACCTCCGCGGTGGAACTGCTGCCCGGATGCGCCATTGATGTTGTGAAAACGGAGGCCGCATGACGCCAGCAGCTTATTACAACGAAATCGACCCGTTCGCTGCACAGTGGCTGCGCAACCTGATCGCTGGCGGTCATATCGCACCTGGCGAAGTTGATGAAAGGAGTATTGAAGATGTCACACCTGACGACCTGCGAGGATTCACGCAATGCCACTTCTTCGCCGGAATTGGCGTCTGGTCTCATTCCCTGCGCCTCGCAGGATGGCCTGACGATAAACCAGTCTGGACCGGCTCCTGCCCGTGCCAGCCTTTCAGCGCAGCAGGCAAAGGAGATGGGTTTGCTGACGAGCGGCACCTTTGGCCCCACTTCTTCCACCTCATCAGCGAGCGCAGACCTCAGCATGTCTTTGGCGAACAGGTTGCAAGCGGTAACGCAAACACATGGTTCGACCTTGTACAAGCTGACCTGGAAGGAATGGGATACGCCTTCGGGCTTGTGCCGTTTGCGGCAGCGGGCGTCGGTGCGCCGCACATCAGAGAGCGGGCTTACTGGGTGGCCCACGCCTGTTGCGAATACGAATCCGCAGCCGGAAACGAAACGGGGATTACAGCACGTCTCCGGAGCAGCTCGACTAACAGGCTGGCCAACACCTCAGGTAAGCGATTTAAACATGAGGCAAGCGAAGGGAAGTCCGAGCAGCATACGGCAGGCTCAACGAAGTCAACTTGCTTCGGTGACAGTGGAATATTGCGATCAACCCTTGAGGTTAACGGTTTTTGGCGTGATGCGGACTGGCTATTTTGTCGAGATGGCAAATGGCGTCCAGTTGAACCCGGCACATTCCCGCTGGTTGATGGGGCTGCCGCGCGACTGGGACGAGTCGAGTCCGGGGTGGCCAGAGTGGCAAGCAGCAACCGCGTCGGACGACTCAAAGGCTATGGGAACGCCATAAACGCACAGGCTGCGGCTGAATTCGTGCGGGCCTACATGGAGGGGTTATGACGCCAGAAAAAGACAACGCCATCCGCACCGCCTGCCGCCGCTGCACCGAGGAAATCCAGCAGGCCATGCGCAAGAAGCCAAAGCCTAACTGGAACGAAACGGTGCCTCCCATCATCAACAAGCATCACAAGAAAATTGAAGCTCTGGGAGTTAGCCTTCTGGAGTTCGTCGTATACACAGGGCGGCTTAATCGCCGCTTCGGAGTTGAATCGTGACCAAATACGCGAAACTGGATAGCGAAGTATTAAGCGCTATCGGCGCTCAGCCAACCTCTTTTTCGGAGCTATTTAGCCCTTCCGTCAGGCAGGAGTGCCTCGTCATTGCTGAAGCAGAAGGAAAGCACCCGATGGACGTCTTCCGCATTCTTGACCGCCGACTCCAGTCGCTCAGGAAGCTTGGCGTTATTCAGCACGTCAAAGGTAAAGGGTGGATACAGCCATGAAATCGCAAATCACCAGGTCGCTATCGCGGCCTTTTTTATTGCTGGCGTTCACATTCAACCGAATTAACCGACAGTTCCGGGAGCATTGACAATGGACATCATCGACACAGCAGCAGAGATTGAAGAGCTTCAGAGTAACGCTGCCCTTTCCGCTCACCGAGTGAACCGCAACGCCGTATCAGCTGAGCGTGTGAAGAATGCGACGAACCAATTCCCGAGCCGCGGCGCGCTGCCGTTCCCGGCTGCCAGACATGCGCGGAGTGCCAGGGTGTTATCGAACTGAGGAAGAAGCAGCGAGGTGCGTGATGTTTGCACTCATTCAACGAGGTCAGATTTACGCTGACCAGCACGGTTGGCCCGTCATCATCCACAGTTGCACATCACAGATAGTCCGCTACTGGCGACAAGGCCGGATCAATACCGCTTCAATCGACCGATTCAACAATGACTTTGAGCACCTCGATCACCGTGAGGCGGCACAGATACGCGCCGAACTGGAGGCGAGCGAGCACATTAAAAAATTAAGGAGCATGAGACGTGATCGGAATACTCAAGCTGGTACCGGAATCGCAGTGGCCGGTACGATGCCACGACCCCAAGCGGAGCAACGTGTGGGCTAACTCTTACTTTCTGGTTCAGGAGTTTCAGGAAGAGAACGGCGTCATCCGCCTAACGGTGAACACCACCAGCATTGGCGGCTCGGGACGGTGGAAGGATGGCATCAGCTGGGATGCGTTGCAGGAGATAAAGTCAGCCGTTGGCTATGGGGATCGGGATGCCGTGGAGATTTACCCGCGGGATTCTGATGTGGTGAACGTGGCAAACATGCGCCACCTGTGGATTACGCCGGAGCCGATTAGCTTCGCCTGGCGGAAGTAATTTTAGGCTGCGCGCCCAGCGCGCGGCATGAGGAGAGAGCGTGAAACCTTACGAATCGAAGAAATCACAGTTCACCAGAAACCTGATCCGGCGGCGCCACGCTGAATGGTCAGCAAAGACCTTTGGTAATGTCGGCCCCGTCGGACCGCTGAAGCACCTTTCGAAAGAGGCGCTGGAAGCTGCCGCCGACCCTGGCGACCTCAGCGAGTGGGCTGATATGCAGTTCCTGCTATGGGACGCGCAGCGGCGAGCCGGTATCTCAGATGAGCAAATCACCGCGGCGCTGGAAGAAAAGCTAAAGGTGAATATGTCTCGCCAGTGGCCGGAGCCGAAAGACGGCGAGCCGCGCCTCCACATCAAAACATGACGCAACTGATAGCCAGTTATGAGCTGGCTATTGGGTGCGAAAGCACTGCAACGTCATCCCTTTTGCCCGGCCCCGCGCCGGGCTTCTTTTTGAGAGTTCACCATGCATTCAAACCCCATCAACTGGCTCATCGCCGCACTTATGGCGCTGGGAGCTCTCATCTCATTTATTCACGAACCGGAAGGTGTGCAATGGCTGCTTTTAATGTGGGCGCAATAGTCCAGAAGAAGACCGGCGGCATTAATGGCGTGGTGGATTGCCTGCAGGACCCGGACGGCGACCATCCCCAGTTCTGGGTGCGGTGGGACGACCGAAATTATTCAGTACATCCGGAAAAAGAATTACGCGCGGCCACGCCTGACGGTCCGCAGTTTTATAAAACGATGTCATAGGAGCGATCATGAGCGAAATTATTCAAATCGTGCCCAGCGAGTGGGTGACAGAAGACCTGCTTGTAAAAATGACAGGGCTCCGTCCGGGAACGATAGCGCGGGCCCGTAAAAAAAGCTGGCTATGTGGCAGGGAGTACGTCCACATGTCGCCGGACAGCATCCCAAAGGAAAACAGCGAGTGCTTGTATAACCACAAAGCGATCGACCAGTGGGTTGAGAGCCTCAAAAAGAAACAGCCGGGTGCGCGCCAATGAAGATCCGTTTATGCTTAGCGGGCTCTTGGACGTCAGGAGGGAATAATGGCTAAGTCAGCATACCCAACAGGCGTGGAGAATCATGGCGGTACGCTCCGCATATGGTTCATCTATAAAGGCAGCCGGGTGCGTGAAAGCCTCGGCGTGCCGGATACACCAAAAAACAGGAAAGTCGCTGGCGAGCTGCGTGCGTCGGTGTGCTTTTCGATAAAGACCGGCAACTTTAATTACGCGGCCCAGTTCCCGGACTCACCGAACCTCAGAAAGTTTGGGATGGAGAGCAAGGAAATCACAGTGCTGGAGCTGGCGAATAAGTGGCTGGAATTGAAGCGCATGGAGATCAGCACCAACGCGATGTCTCGTTATACATCTATAACGCGCAATATGGTGCCACGGATCGGCGGGGACAGGCTGGTTTCTGCGGTGACGCAGGAAGACCTGCTGTTTATCAGGAAGGAATTGCTGACCGGTTATCAGACGTTGAAGGCGGGGCATCGTACGCCTGTAAAGGGAAGGACAGTCAGAACGGTCAACAACTACATGAAGACCATGGCTGGCATGTTCAAGTTCGCTGCTGAAAGTGGTTATGTGAAGGTAAGCCCGTTCACCGGGATCGCCCTTCTCAAACGTTCGCGTTGCGAGCCTGATCCGCTCACCCGCGATGAGTTTGTCAGGTTGATTAACGCTTGCGCCACCCAGCAGTTGAAAAACATGTGGTCGCTGGCAGTGTACACCGGCGTGCGCCACGGTGAACTGGTGTCGCTGGCCTGGGAAGATATCGACCTGAAAGCAGGAACGATGATGATCCGCCGAAACCACACGTTGACGAAGGAGTTTACCCTTCCGAAAACCGAGGCCGGGACAAACCGCATCATCAACCTTATTCAGCCAGCTATTGACGTGCTGAAGAACCAGGCCGAATTAACCCGCCTGGGTAAGCAGTATCAGGTAGAGGTGAAACTGCGTGAGTTTGGTCGCACAGAAGTGCATCCGTGCACATTCGTGTTTAACCCACAAAAAGGATTGCGCAATGGCCGTGCAGGGCATCATTACGCAGTGGGGTCGATCAACCAGTCGTGGGAGGCAGCAATGCGACGCGCCGGGATTCGCTATCGCAGAGCATACCAGTCCCGACACACGTATGCATGCTGGTCGTTGGCCGCCGGTGCTAACCCTAACTTCATCGCGAAGCAAATGGGCCACACCGACGCGCAAATGGTTTACCGGGTGTACGGATCCTGGATGGCTGAAAACAACCAGGACCAGGTACTCATCCTCAACCAGAAATTGAGTGAGTTTGCCCCATCCATGCCCCACGCAGTGGGATCGGATGATTATTAA